GAAAGTCTACAATACTTACTGGACCATTAGGTATACAGGAAGATAAGGAAGAAAAACTAAAAACTTTATTAGGAGATTAATATGTTAGATAAAATTAAAAAAGCTATCAAGAAAATGAAACCTACTGCAAAGAAAGAAGAACCAAAATTTAATAACATGAATGATTTACAAAATGGTATAGCAGTAAACAGAGAATCTAAATCTGAAACTAAATCTGATACTAAATCATCTTTAACTTTCGGAAAGTAAATGGCAGGAAGAGACTATTCAACAATAGGTGCGTCATCTAATAAAAAAGAAAGCTATAGTACATCTCATGCTTTTTCTTCTGGTAATAGTGGAGCAAAAAAAACATCAACATCATTTAATGGTGGGGGTGGAACTAATAATAGAGAAAATTATAGAACTACAACTTATACAACAACAAAAGTTTCTGCTGCAACAAAAAGAAGAAATGAACTAGCATTAAAAGTTGCTAAAGAAAAAAAAGATGCTCAAGCATTTAAAGATTACTCATATCAACCACCTACAGGTTTAGCAGTATTTTCACCTCTTGCTCAAGGTTTACATATTACAGGTTTAGGTAAAAAAGGATTTGAAGTAAATAAATCTTATTATGAAAGAAATGTTATTGGAAAAGCAAAACCAGGTGGTGGATTTTATGGTGCATCTATAGATGATTATAAAGGTTACATACAAGGAAGAGGATCTGGTACAGTTGATGCAATGGGTAGAACTATATCTAATAATGATAATGGTGGTGGATCATATGTAGTTGAAAAAAATATTGGTGGAAAAACTTTACTAACAACAACACCAACTACTGCAGAAGTTTCACAAAGCAAAGCAGCACAAGCAGAAGATAGTATTGAATTAAAAAAAAGAAGAGTTAAAGCAAAAGGAAGATCACCAACAATCATGACAGGAGTTACTGGCGCAACTGGTGGCTTGACTTTAGGTAAACCAAGTTTATTAGGAATGTAATATGGCACAATCAGAAAAAGCAAAAATTTTATTATCAAGATTTGACAGACTAAAAACTCAAAGACAAAATTGGGAAAGTCATTGGCAAGAAGTTGCAGACTATATGCAACCAAGAAAAGCAGATGTAACAAAGTCAAGATCTAAAGGTGATAAAAGAACAGAACTTATTTTTGATGGTTCGCCATTACAATCAGTAGAATTATTATCAGCATCACTTCATGGTATGCTAACTAATCCATCAACACCTTGGTTCTCTTTAAAATTTAAAGATCAAGGAATGGAAGGAGAAGATGAAGCTAAAGCATGGTTAGAATCTGCTACTGAAGTTATGTACTCTGCATTCAATCAATCAAACTTCCAACAAGAAATTTTTGAACTGTATCATGATCTAATTACATTTGGAACTGCTGCAATGTTTATAGAAGAAGATGATGAAGATAATTTAAAATTTTCTACAAGACACATTAATGAAATTTATATTTCAGAAAATGATAAAGGAAGAATCGATACAGTATTTAGAAAGTTTAGAATATCTGCAAGAGCTGCAATACAAAAGTTTGGCAATGTATCAACTCACATTGCAGTTACAGCAAAGAAAGATCCTTACGAAGAAGTAGATATACTTCACGCAGTTTATCCTAGATCAGATTTTAATCCTGCAAAACAAGATAAAGAAAATATGCCTTTTGAATCTATTTACATGGATGCAGATAGTGGTGATGAATTATCTGTTTCTGGATTTAAAGAGTTTCCTTTTGTAGTACCTAGATACTTAAAAGCATCACACGAAATCTATGGTAGATCTCCTGCAATGACAGCTTTGCCAGATGTTAAGATGCTAAATGAAATGTCAAAAACTATAATCAAGTCTGCGCAGAAACAAGTTGATCCACCTTTACTTGTTCCAGATGATGGTTTTATGTTACCAGTAAGAACAGTACCTGGTGGTTTAAATTTTTACAGAGCAGGAACTAGAGATAGAATTGAACCTTTAAACATTGGTGCAAACAATACACTAGGTTTAAACATGGAAGAGCAAAGAAGAAACTCAATTAGAAATGCTTTTTATGTAAATCAATTAATGATGCAAGATGGTCCACAAATGACGGCAACAGAAGTTATACAAAGAAACGAAGAGAAGATGAGATTACTTGGACCAGTTTTAGGTAGACTTCAATCTGAATTATTAAAACCATTAATCGATAGAGCATTTGCAATTTTAATGAGAAGAAATTTATTTGCACAAGCACCAGACTTTTTATCTGGTCAAGACATTGAGATTGAATATGTATCACCATTAGCTAAAGCACAAAAATCTACAGAACTTTCATCTATCATGAGAGCAATAGAAATTATGGGTAGCTTGTCAAATGTTGCTCCAGTATTTGATCATATCAATATGGATAAATTAGTTAGACATCTAACTAGCATTGTTGGTGTACCTCAAAAAATATTAAAACCACAATCTGAATTAGACGCAGAAAGACAGGCGCAAGCACAACAACAAGAACAAATGCAACAGATGCAACAAGTACAACAATTAGCAGAAGCAGGAGGAAAAGTAGCACCATTAGCAAAAGCATTGCCAGAAGAAGCGCAAGCAGTAGCTAATGCAGATGTTGAGTAGTATGCAATCAGAAAAACAAATGGAAAGTTTCATAAAGAAACTAAAAGATAACTATCAATATATTTTTAACACAGACGAAGGCAAAGAAGTTTTGTCTGATTTAGAAAAAAGATGTCATTATCATTCTACCACCAATGTAAAAGGTGATAGTCATGAAAGTGCATATATGGAAGGTCAACGCAGCGTTCTTCTATTTATAAAACAAATGCTGCAAAAGGAGAATAAGAATGTCAAGTGAACAGATAACACAAACTGATGTGCCTGTAGAAGAGACAACAACTACTACAGACACTCCTCAAGTAACACAACAACCAGTTACTTCAACAACAGCAGAACAACCAACTGTTGCTAAATCTTGGAAAGAAACAATCTCGGAAGAGTTTAGAAACGATCCTAACATTTCTAAATTTACTGAAATAGATGCGCTAGCTAAAAGTTATATCAACGCAACTAGAATGATTGGTCAAGATAAAGTTGCAGTACCAAATGAAAACTCAACAGATGATCAATGGCAAGAAGTTTATGGAAAACTAGGTAGACCAGAATCTCCAGATAAATATAAACTAGAAGTACAATCTGAAACAGCTCCATTAGATGATACTGCAATAAAACAATTTGCAGAGAATGCTCATCAACTTGGTTTAAATAATAAACAAGCGCAAGGTATTCTAGAGTTCTACAAAAATTCTATGGAAGGTTCTATTCAACAAGCAAGAGTAGATACTGAAACTGCTCAAGCAAATGCAGAACAAGAACTTCGTAAAGAGTGGGGTAGATCTTATGATGAAAATATAAAAAAAGCTGGTGCTATTGCTAAAGCAAACATGAGTGAAGATATTCTTAACATGGAACTAAAAGATGGTACTCGTATTGGAGATCATCCTTCTGTGATTAAAGGTTTTGCAAGCATTGCTAATCTAATGTCAGAAGATAAATTAGTAAGTACAGAAAGTGAGAATGTTGATAGAGGTACAGATTATGAAGCCGAAATCAGTAAACTTGTTAATGATAGGGATGGTCCATATTGGAATAAGTCTCATCCAGATCATGACAAAGTAGTTCAACAAGTATTTACTTTAAGAACAATGATTAATGGATAATCAAGAAATAAGATTAGAAATACTTCGTATTGTTGTAGAGAGTGGATCAGAGAATCAAAAATCTAATCCCTTGCCAATCTGCGAAGAATATTATACATGGGTTTGTAAGGCGAGTGAAAATTCGCCTAACAAAAGAAAGACAATTCGTAAGAACCTTTCTGACAACAAGGAATAGACTTGTAGTCTAAAAGACTTTAAATCCAAGAGAAGCCAATTTTTTTGAGAACTCCTCTGATTTTGTTTAATAATAACTTAACAAATAATAGGAGACAATTATGTCAACTGAAATAACAAAAGCATTTGTAGAACAATATAGTTCAAACATACAAATGTTA